TCTCTTCCTTGAGTTCTTCGACCTGTTGCTGGAGCTTGCTGACAGTTTCTTCTAGCAATTCTATCTTGAGATCCTGCCGACTGTCAGCCGGTAATGAACCAAGCTCCCCTCGCGGCCACTTGATTCTAAACTCGCTGTTGGCTTCAACATCTACTTGTTGTAGATCCATATCATGTTCGAGGAATGTGACTCGCTCTATCAAACCAAAATACGCCCAGGCTGCAACGGCTGTTGCTGCTAACAGGGAGATGAGATTAGCCAGCGGTATTCGTATCGCCGTGCCTTCGTTTAGATCTAATGAGCCGCCTTTGTTTGCCATCTAAACCGTCACCAAAATCCTTTGGCCACTTACTTTGGGAGTTGCTTCACTAAGCTGTCCGTTTTTAAAAACGTAGGTCTTAGCATCGTAAAAAGTTGTGACCACCTCACTCTTACGATTCGTTTCTCGGGCTTGCATCCGGTCCACTTCTATCTTCTGAATCTGGTGCTTTTGATTGGGAGGTTGTGCGTTTACGCTGTTTGGAAACGGAGGTATGTCAGTCATCGTCTTTCTTTGTTCTCTTAGGATCTCTGAATATATATTTGCCTTTACCCGCCTCTGCTTGTGGTATGAGCCTTACCTCACAAAAACCGTCAAACTTATTTGTCTTTTTACGCATCCAATTATGTTGGTGAACGCTCTGATGCACCAAAGCATCCCGATATTCTAAACATGAAGTGAGTTCTTGAAAATATAGTTCAACGCCAGTGGGTACACCGCCTGGGGTCAGCAAGACCAGAACGAAGATCATGAGAGTCATAATCTTCTCTTCTTAGTCATTGCTTGCGTTCTTTCTGCTTGTGGGGCGACGAGCGCCCATGTCAGAACATCCACATCGACTTGATGCGCTGTACCCAACACTCTGGGCATCGAGTTTCTGACGTAGATCATCGCCCCATAACCACACTGTTGATAATTGAACCTCAACCAAGCTTTTGCGACATCGTGTCGTTTTGCTGGCGGGTTTACGAGCTGTAGCTTATTCCACTCTCTCAGGTCGCAGAATAGATTTGGATCTTCAGGATCGTACGCTAGTTTTTGCTTGCCTGTTGAATCATCAACTCGATCAGTGTCTGTAGCTTCTGATCGCTGTCCCGCGCTGTCTGTGACATCTCGGCCAGGTTTTTCGATATCTGATCGATCGCCTGGGCGTTGAGCTTTCCCGTAGTGTCGGCTTGCTCAACTTTGACTTTCATTTCAGCAACTTCTTCCGCGGTAGCTGCTGCTTCCGCTCTCATCGACCCCCATGCCAAAAGGCCACTTGCAGCCGCGAACACCAACGGCAAGGCCCATGTGGGAATCTGAATGTGACTTTGTTCGCTCACATCATCCTCCTAAATAGATGGGAATCAATAGACTCCCGACCAAAAGAATGATCACGCTCCAACTCAGTCGCTCTAAGCGATCGAATCGGCGTGACCCTTGCTCCAACCTTTCTTCGATCCGCTTGTATCGTAGCGCACATTCACGCTCGTGGGTATGTATTTCATGAAGGGCTTGTTGTGCCTGATCCAGGTCCATGCCCATTGCTTTAGCCAACCCATCGTCCACTTACTTTTTCTTTTTGGGTCTCGCTAGAGTCTTTTCGATTTTATCCGCTTGCGAGGAATGCAGCTTGCTAGCGCCTCTCAACTCTCTGATTAGTTTTCTTTTTTGTGCGTCTGTAAGATCAGCCATCTGTACTCTCCTCCACTACAGTTTTTTGTTCTTTAGCTTTGCCAATGTTAAGGGCCAAAGCCTCTAGGAATGGATAAACGTATTTGCCCATAAACTCGTCGTCTTTTGGGGTAGGGGTAGCCGCACATACCGCAGACGCAACCGTGACTACCGTAGTAGCAATTGTGAGTATCTCCATTAGGTTCATCATGTTTCTCTCCTACCACATCCAAGCCAACGCCAAGTAAGGCGTCACCACCAGAACAGTTAATACTGTTCCGACGATCAGTGAGTTGCCTCTTCTTCCCAAGGCTTACCTTCGGAAGTTTCGACCACTTCATTTTGTCTCGATGCTGCCTCTTCTAATGCAGCGTTTACTTTAGAGCTGTAGTCTTTCAACAACACCTGTGCCTCTGACAACTGCTCTTGCAGATTCGGAATGAGGTTCTGCAACTGACTTAGCCTTTGCATATTGCGCTGGGTTTGAAAACTCAACTGTGACATTGGTATCTTTTTATCGTTAAATACGACTGTCGCTTCTTTCTGTTCTTCACTCATCTATGCGCTCCAAGGTAGTCCATCTGATTGTGCAGCCTTACGGTCAATTTGTGCTTGAACCTTGGCTGTTCTTTCAGATTCTATTCTAGCTTTATACTCGTCGGCTGTCTCATCGCCTTTTTTATTAGCTTCGTAAATCCAACCAAGCACATCACTCTCTTTGAGATCTTTGTATGCTATGAACCCACTGCCTGACGCATCATATTTGAAACGGTTCTTGCCGCCTTCGGTGGCTGTTTCACCCCCTTTGCCGGTATCTTCGTCGTAAGCCTCGTCGCTTGCTGCGACCAATGACCAGTAAGCAAGAATTACCCCACCATCTGCGTCAACATGCGTCATGTTATTGACGCTCCAAGTTGTTGTTATTGCCATATTATTCTCCTAGAATTTTCGTTACACTTGATGGGTTAATACGCTCCGCTATTCTATTGTTCAACGCAGTTTTAAATTCAGCTACCGAAACACCCGGTTGTGCATCTAAGGCTGATTCTACCCACCCCTGAACCGTCCCAGAATTTAAATTTGACCAAGCCGTAAAACTGGATAGGTCACTAGTATCAATACCTATTGTTCCATACACCTGTTCTACGATTGGGTTGCCGTCTTCATCATTATTGCCATCATCTGTCGCTTTGAGCCTCCAATGGACTTTATAAACAACGTCAGATTTACCATCTTTTGTGGGATAAACATCACACGTTGATACGTCCCAAGAATAATTTATTGCCATATCTTTACGCCTCCAAAGACTCTATACGAGATAGCAAATCTTTTATCGTTTTTTGTTGTTCTTGAACAGCTTTTATAAGAGGTGTAATTATTTTTGTATAGTCTAATTGATAATGGTCTTTTTCCGATCCAGTTACGATATTCGGGAGTATTTCCATCACCTCTTGAGCTAGGAGACCTTGATCTGCCTCTCCTGTTTCTTTCCAATCAAAACTAACAGGATTAAGTTGATTTATTATTTCTAAACCTTTTGCTTCTCCTGTGACTTCTTTCAACCTTGCGTCTGAAGTTGTGTTGTAAGCAACCGCAGTATTACCATTGTTAGAGATGGAGCCAATAACTGCATTGTTCGCCGCATTCGCGAATCGCATTAGACTACCACCACTGTTGCTATTGTGAGCACCAAAAGCACCCGTGGCTGAAGCGGTGGACGATGCTGCGATGATGCCCGGCCCAATATCTGAGGTAGCATTGACGAAAAACTTTCCAGCAGTATTGAATCGACCTCCTTCGGAAAGTGACCCTCCAGAAGAAAACGAGAAAGTTAAATCTGCTGCATTTGTGCTTTCTCCACCGTTACCTATCGCGACTCCTAGTGCAGCAGCAGCTTTATTTGCGCCTGTAGTGGTCTGTTGAATCTCTATTGTATTGATGCCACTGGTGTTTATACCGGAATTGACAGCCAAACCCGCACCTGTAGGCGCAACGGTGGTTCCGATCATTGTGTCGCCATTGTTTGCAATTCTGACCCTTTCTGTATTATTTGTATGAAAGGTCATTGGAATATTTGCAATATTCCTAATTTTTAATTCAGTAGAAAGACTTTGTAGTTGACTATGTGCAGTTCCACCATCATTGCTTTGAAAATTTATTTCCCCAATATCATCTGCCGATCTACCTCGTATCCGAACTCCGTGTGCGCTTGAATTAGCCGTGATGTCTATGGGATGTGTCGGATTGCTTGCATTGATCCCTATAGAATTAGCCCCGGAGTCAACGAACAACATGTGACTGTTATCATTACTCTCTACCCTTAGATCAGTACCAGCCTGAGACAATTCGTTTATTACGACCCCGGCTGTATTACATCTCATGTGTTCTAAAAGACTTGCATCGTCAGATATGGCAAATGCCATAAATCCATCTTCAGAGCCGTTCGCTACGTTGTTTGCACCAGCTCTAATACGAGCAAAAGTAGTTTGTGTTCCACCATCATCGTTGCCATTAAAATCTATTGACCCTAGAACGTCATCGTTTGCTGGAGATGATGAGTCATTCAAAAATTTAAGAGTAGAACCACTGCCGTTACTGGTGTTGTTTATGATTAAAGATGTCCCAAGAGAGGTGCTGTTATTACAAAAAACTGCCCCACTTGAAACAGAAAAGGTACTAAATGTTGATGTTCCGCTTTGGATCGTTCCGATACTGAAAGCGGCAGAGGAGAAATCTAAAATTGCTCTGTTGTTGTTATCAGCCCCTATAGACATTTGGGTGAGGACATTAAAGTTACTACCCATAGTGGCATCGTTCAGAATACCTACACGATCATTTCCTGCGTCCACTAAGATCGCGTTCACGTTGCCGTTTGACTCCACTCTGAAGTCAGAATCATTACTGTCTTCATTAATAATGAAATTGCCATTCGGAGTGTTTAGGGAGAAGTCACCTCCTGTTGTGACAGAAAAATTAGCTACATTAGTAACAGATCCAGAAGATTCACTGAAGTATCCGGTTATTATACCACCATCTGTTCTTCTTCGGAGATTTAAGGGTTGACCTCCAGACTTGGAAATATCTGTTCTACCATCAGAATAATGAGATGCTCCATCTGTTGTGCCACTAGCAGCATTTACTGTCGTTGAATTAAAAAAAGTGACCCGATCATCTCCCGCATTCACGAAGATGGCATTTGCGTTTCCGTTTGACTCGACTCTGAAGTCAGTATCGTTGGAGGGTTCATTAAATACCGCTTCTGCTTTTGATAAACGAAAACGCTCTCCGTCACTAACATTTGCATCATCTACTTGGAATTTGAGCGGGAAATTACCACCACCGGGTCCACCGAAACTCAAACTTCCATCTGAGTCATCATAGTGAATTTGTTGGATTATAGTGTTGCTATTATTTCTAAAGTTTATTGTCTGATCTCCACCACCAGAGCCACAAACTAAATTCATATCTCCACCGCTTAATTGCAGCGTAGAAGCCATATCCACAGCACCATCAATGTCTACAACGTCGAGGTTCGTTGTGCCGTCTACGTCTATATCACCTGAGATATCCAGGTTGGTAAACACAGAGGTTCCGACCGCTGTGATTTTATCGTTGAACGTGGCTGCTCCCGCTGCTGACATATCCAATGTCAACGCTGTAATTGCTGAACCACCATCGTTACCTTTGAACAGCATATCTTTGTCAGAGACGCTAGACTTGATGACAAAATCGCTTGATGAGTTTGTAAACTCACCGAACTGTGTGCCATCGTCTTTGAGCAGAACATCTGCTCCGTTGGCATCTAATATGATATCCCCTGCAACATCGATGGTCAGATCCCCCGATGACAAATCAATCTCAGTGCCATCAATCGTGATGTTGTCGATTGAGATCCCCGCATCGGCTGTTACCGCTCCGGTCACGCCTAGCGTTCCACCTAGGGTGGCGTTACCGCTGACGTCAATCGTTCCGTTCACATCGATAGCGGTTGCAGTCAGATCTATTTCATCAGTCGCACCCAACGAAAGAACCGTAGCAGACGATCCTTGGATGAACTGACTTGCATCATTGAACATGATCTTGTTCGTAGAGTTGAGCGTTAGACCAGAGCCATCGGTGTGGGTTAATGTTGTGTCTGCGTCAGCGCCAAACTTTATGATTGCGCTATCGGAGGAAAGAATCAGGTCATCGCCTACCGTCAGATCGTCATCGACAAATAAATCTGGGATAGATAGATCTTGAAACGCATCGACCATTGCACCACCAGACCCAGCACCGTCTGAATAGATCGCCTTAGTTTGGCCGTTGGGGATTGTGATGTTCGCACCCGATCCTTGGCTGATAATGATGTTTTGAGAACCGCTTGTCGCGTTCTCAATGAACCACAATTTGGAGACGGTATTCGGCCCTATCGTGATTGTGCAAGCGGAGTCCAGAGTTCCGGTATACTTTAGAAACAGGGACCTTCCAGGATCAGTGGCTCCATCCGCAATCGTTGTCGTATGCGTGTCGGCATTGGTGGTAATCGCCTCTGTACCGAAAGAGAACGACTCCGCAATGAGCTCGAGGTTGGTATTGGTGGTCGTGCCCCATGTGCCCGAACCTTCGCCTGTGGCAAGCTCGGTGAGTCTAAGATCGTTTACGAATGTGGCCATAATAAATCCCTATGCTGCATCTCGACCCGCGTCTAGTTCTTCAAATCCTGGAGATTGACTCGTGGATATATCAGAGAAGCTCGGACTTTGAGTCGTACTAATATTACTATAGTTTGGTGTCTGGCTTGTGTCTATCTCGCCATACACTAGAATCGAGCCAACATCAACCGTGGCTCCTAGCCCTGTAACCTGAACAATACTCTTGGCAACGGTCGTTGCCTGACCTACACCGGAGATCATTTGTTGGCCGTCCGGTACGATGTTGTTGTCGCACTTGAGTGTCGGTGTGCCAAGGGCAGAAGTCATACCTTGGCCAGTGGGTGATACGTTTGCTTTCGCTGTAGTCGATACAGAACCAACCCCACTGGTCATACCAGTGATAACCGGTGCGTTGACGATCGCTCGTGCTACGACTGTTGTTTGGCCAACCGCTGAAGTGGCACCTTGACCTGTCGGCGAGACATTCGCTTTAGCAGTTACAGAGACTGAAGCGTTGAGAGCTGTTGTAGCTTGTTGGCCACTGGGAGAAGCTGTCGCTTTGGCCACCACCGTGACCGCACCCACTCCGGTGGTCATGCCGAGACCGGTAACCGTTACATTTGCTTTGGCTACTACAGTGGGGGTGCCAAGAGCAGAAGTGGCGCCTTGGCCAGTGGGCTCCACTGGGATCGCTTCATTCCAAGCGCCTTGACCCCAGGTGCCGCGGCCCCAGCCGGTTATATTAGCCATCTAGCTTAGATTCGGCGTCCTTCAGAAATGCAACAGCCCTGGTCATGATATCTTTGACTGCGTCAGTCATAAAATCCGTTGCCAGGGACTGCTCCATTTCTTTGATCGCTTCCTGAATATCTTCCAGTGCAGTCATGTCGCGCTCTGTAATTAGAGCCCTAGATTATGCGGCAATCCCCTGGTATTTCCTATTCACAATTCTGCTAATTTTTTGCTTATACATATTCTGCCCTGGGTAGGTAGAATTGATCTCATCAGCAATCTTTTGCATCGACTTACCATTCTTTCGCTTAGCCATCTTGATGATATGCTGATAGATATGATGGGTCTCAGGATCGGGAACTAATTTATACCTTCGCTTTGAGTTACCGTGATACTCAGCTTCTTTCTTGAAACCAAAAGGTGCAGCACCACCGATCGCGTATCCTCTCTCTGCCCAGTCGAGCTTTCCAGAAGAGAACCGATCCTTGATCGTGCCGTGTTCTATCTCAGCCACTGCTGATAAAACCATCAACATAATTTTGTTGGCCATATCGCCCATGTCGAACCGAGCCTTGAGTCCTGCTTCTGAGGTTGGTTTCGGATAGACCACTGGCACATCACCGAACTGCTCACAAAAGAAGAGCGTCATGTAGACCTCTTGGAAATAAGGTATCAGACCGAGAAGGTCGTTGGTGCTGCGCGACAATCGATCGAGGCGGGTGGTGATGACCACATCATACTCTTCTAGATTGTTGAGCAAGTCAGCCATACCTGGTCGCTCTGGATTTGCTTCGCCGTTTACGATGACGGGAATCTTGCCTGAGTAGCCATCGTCCTCAAAGAACGCATCGACTTCACAGTGGTATTTACCTTTCACAAACTCAGAGATCTCTTTCTTCTGAGTCTCTAGAGAAATACCGTGAGCTGCTTGCTCGTCGGTAGACACCCGCACATAGCCGTAGATCTTATTGACCTTCTTGATCGGGTTGATACTCACTTGACGCCTCCGGTGTAGCCTTGGCTCTCTAGCTTTTCAGACAATTCTTTCCAGTCTATGCTCAATGGAAAACCTCTATCATCGCAATGTTGTTCTGCCAAGGTCCAGTTGTCCTTCACTAGTTTGATGCCCTCGTAAGCGTGGATCGCGCCATCATAAATAATGTCTACGCCATGCTTCAAGCAAGTTCTCCGCACTCGGTTGTAAAACCTTTTCTTTTCTGCTGCTGTCATTTCTATCTCCTCAAATGATTGCAGAATATTACTTTATACCGTGTCGTTGATCAACAGTTTCTAACACTTTACAACACGACACTCTTTTGGTAGGTTCTCTCTTGGCCAAGGGTGCATTTACTCCGCGTCCTAAGAACACACGTTCCCGTCCGTGTGGGCCAAAAGGCGGGGTTTTTTGAGGAGAAGATTATGACTGAAGAGACTAAGGATGTTTCCACATCCGATGATCAGAAGAAAAAAACAGTATATTGGCTACCGGAGTTACCCTCATCGAGATTCTCAATCGATGACTTCCAAGCTGAAGTTGCTTATACCCTAAGAGACTATAAGAGGGTGTTGTTGCCACCAGAGACAAAAGAAATACCAGACTGGCGTAAAAAACATATCAAAAAGCACGGGGATCGAGAGTCTCGGAATATCTTGAACGCAGTCACTTATGAAGTAACCCCAGAACTGACTTGGGACATTTTAGAAAAACTTCAAAAGACAACTCGTAGACAAATGATTACAAATTTTTGGGAGGCCCGAGTCCCACATGAATCAATGTTTATGGCTTGGCCAATATTTCCTACCAATCTTTTTGGTAATAGAGAAGATAAAAAGCATCCTCCCCTGACCTGTTTCAAAGAGTATGAGGCATTTGAGTTTACAAGTGGTTTTATAGGCTGTCACATTCAAAAAGAGGATGCGAGACATTACATATTTTATGACCAGCCATCGAAAAAAACGGAACCACTGTTCCCAAAAGAGTTTTTTACTTACACAATTTTTTACGGATTGGATATCCCTGGTCAAGATCGCCTTAAAATTCTACACCTACCTTGCTCGTTAGCTAACTCGGCTTTTTGCGAGGGAGCATCTCAAAAACCTTGGACTGCGATAGAGCAAAGAGCCACGGGAAAAATTCGAGTCAAACACAATGATGGCGAGAATCAGGAGATTGATCCTATTTTCGCCGGTAAGTTTTTATCTGTTTTTGGCCCTTGGGGATCTCAACCCCTGACTGCTCACTTCAGAGAGTTAATAATGGAAACGAAGAAAGAAGTTTTTATGGAGGATGCCGATCCTCTACATGAGATACTTAATCACCTCACGCAACTAAGCACTATGTATTCTGCCGATGACACAGGAAAAAATTGTTTTTACATTTGGGAGATGATGAGCAGAGGAGAGGTTCCTGTAGGTGGTTTTTTTAGTTTCATCATGGGCGTTTTAGCGATGCACAATTACGATTGGATCGTAAAAGATCCTGTAGCCAGGGAGACAAAAGTAAGAGGCATCAACCAGCGGCAAAGACCTCGAAATCGCCACTACAAGCTAGAGGTTAAACTACCAAAAGAGAAAGCGATCGTTGATGGGGCTCAGCCCCCAAGAACTGCGAGGTATGGCACTGCATATCATGAAGTGAAAGGACACAAGCGGGTTTATCGATACGCAGACGGGTCCATTAAAAAAGAGGTCTACATAAATTCTCATTATAGGGGTGACACCAAGTTTGGGATTGTAACGAAAGATTACGTTCTTACGAAGAACAACCAAAACGATGAGGACGATGACTAATGGAAAAATACTTTCAGACATTAGACAACGTGGGTAGATTGTTCCATGTGGAACAGTCTAAGACCGTTGATAAGAAGGGGCTAAAGGTCTTGCGGAGAGCACTGGATGGACAGTGGGACGCAGGACCAGAGGCAAACTACATAATCCGAGAATGGAAAAAGGAGCGGGGATATGAGTGATATATATGAGTTGGAAGAGTTTTTAGAAACCAGGAACGGATCCGGTTTCGTTATGACTCGCAAGTGTCCAGAAGACCAATACGAGTCACTAATCGATCGGAAGGTGAAGCAGCTCAAAAGAGCTGGTAAGTCTTTCAGGGTCTACGTGAACACAGAGTTCGGGGATCGCGAACTGGTGAATGCTTCATGAGCAAAGTCACGTTCAAAGAGCTTCTCAATAGGGATACCGAACTAGGTCGAGCCAGAAGAAAAAAGCTAGCGCCTAACTTTGCTGAAATGGTTAGGCGGGCTCAGACGGCTGACCTGGAATGGCTGGAAGCTGACTCGCGCCGCCAAGAACTAATCCAAGAACAACGGCTGGGACAAGTCCCTTATCCACAAGCTCCCGAACCCCAGCAACTCCATTCTTTGCGAGAGCCTTCCGTACAAGACTGACAATCTTGTTACGATCTCCCGCGGCTGGATAGAACTCGACCAACTCAGAGTCGAGCTTCTCCAGTTGCGGAGATATTTTCTTAGCGCCGGTATCAAGTAGATTCTTGAAGTCATCTCCGACATTCTCAAGAGGCGGTAGATATTTGCTGGGCGTGTAGGTCCAGTTTTCTGTATCGCCTACCAGAGTTCCAGTATTTAAACCAAACTCTTTATTGCTACCAGGGAAACTATCATCGACTAGCTTGGTAAGATCTTTCTGCCATGCTGGCGTTTTCTTCGGCGCTGTACCGGCAGTTAATGACTTCAGCGCATCATCATCAAGCGTGATTACCGAAAAGCCGTCTTCTGCGTGCAGAGGTATCAGCTTGCCGGCACCGAACTGTTTATTGATATCTTCCTCGAGTTTAATTATCTCGTCTCGAGAGACTGTACGGCCTAGATCTACCTTTAACGCATTCCTAGTCGCTGCGTTGGGTGCTTTCACGATCGCAGTATAACCGACAGTATCTTGCGCTCTCATCAGCCCTTGCAGCGCAGCGATCGATTCGATCAACTTCCTACTGGAAGGATCCATAACGCTGGCCTCGACGCCCTTGCCGGTCACAGGATCGACAATCGTATCAGGGCTCTTGCCGACAGATATATCAATGCCGACACCAGGATTACTTCTGCCCTCATATATACCAGGAGCCTTGTATACAGGATTCGACATAGCACCAGCTTGCGCTGTAATAAAATCCTGCCCTAGAGGTGTCATCATCAATTCTTCTTGCGCTGCGCTGTATTGAGCTAACACTTCTGGATCATCAAAGATGCCTCCCAAGTGTTGCAGGGACTCAGAAGGCGCAGCCTCGGTGCGTATCGTCGCTTGGGGCGTGAAATCCTGGAACATCTTGCCGGCATCAGCGATCGTAGAGCCTTCTTCTTCCGCTTTCTGAGCTATCCAAATAGCAGCTTGTACACGATCTCGATTCCAATCGTCATAACCGCCGAGCTTGTTCTTACGGGCAAACTCTACAAGTTTGTCGGTCTCTTCATCCATAAATCGATGCTGAGCGTCACTCAAGCCACCATCAAAAGTGCTACCATCAGCATTCTTATATCCGAAAGCTCTGGCTTGCCGGATATCGTTGGTCTGTCTCAGTCTATCGGGATCCTGAACTATCGCTTGATAGAAGGGCTCTCGCTTTGGACCCAAAGCCGGCGAATCACCCTCAAAAATCCTTTCAATCGCTGGACCTTGTGAAGCAGGGAATCTACCCGCCTTGACCGGATCTCCAACCAAAGCCTGATTGAAGCCCTTCATAGCCATAACAGCATTCGCTGGCACTGAGGCGCCTTGGCTCGTAATTGCCGCCGTAGCAGCATATTGATCTAAACGACCTGGGCGACCGCCAGTCTGCGATTTAGCCCACTCATTCGTATTTTCATACCACATACGGAAGTCAGCTCCTTTCTCCGCATAGTTTCTAAGCTTCTTCTGAATAGAAGCCAGCTTTTGCGGACTAGTCGTACCAGCAGGAGCGCCTCGATACTTACCCGTAGTCTGAAATGTTCTTGCTGTACCCTCAGCGAGCTCCGGTGGAGCACTATCACCTTCAAACCGGACTAACGGTACGTCTTCTGGCACATTGGGAGTCGCTGGCTCACCACCTAATGAAGCGATCCCAGATGGTTGCTGCTCCTCAACCTTCTTGACAGTCAAAAATTCTGCATACGCCTCGGGATCTTCAGGATTTTCCTCCGCTTTGCGCTTTGTCCTTTGCGCTGCCTCAGAGATATTTTCACCAGCCTTCAGAATCTTGCTCAGCACCAAGGGAGTTTTCGCTACCGAACCAAGCACAGGTCCAACGGCTGGAACGGCCGAGAGAACATCTCCGATACCGCCTAAGCCTAATAAACCAGCTTCTAAAAATTCACGCTCTTTCAGTAACTCTTCAAGGCTTGGCGCTCTTTCTCCAACAAGCATTTCCGCAGTTGTCACTCCGCGTTCTGGAAAAGCTGGAAACTCCCCTGCTATCTCAGCACTTGCGGCAACGGGCGCTAAGCTCATGGCAATGTTCGCGAGTTGCGCTTCCGTTAACGGTTCGCGCTTGGGACGAGGATTCATCATCTCAGAGACTGAGCCGCCGAGACTGTAACCAAATATGTCTACGTCATTTAGGTTCACGCAACCTCATCAAACAAGTGGTCTTTGGTCTTGAGAATATCAAGCCATTCATCAAACGTCACTACACATGTTTTTGAGTTATCCACCTCAAATGAATCA